GCTGCCGATTACTTTATACCATATCAAACTAAATGGGCAAAGGCAAGAGGTTTTGATTGTTTCTTTTCAATACAAACGTCAAAGAAAAGAAACTCTTTAAAACGATTAACAAAATTGGTTGATGATTTAGGATATAGGGCTTTACCTGGATTGTATCAAACTAGTTCTAACTCTATTACTGGTTGGCAAAACGTATCTGCCACCACCGATAATATTCAATTACCTAATAAGTCTATACACTAGGCTCTTCAGCTGATTCAACAACAGATTCAGTTAAACTATTATTAGTTATAAAATCACTCTTTAATGTAGTATATTCATCTTCACCCTCACAATAAGTTTTAAACTCATTATAAGACGATTCTGTATCAAAACCTATTTTTATTTTTTGAGTTAGTAAATCTTCACTATAATGAATAGAGTAGTGAGTAATTTTTCCAGCGTTTTCAAACTCCATAACTTTAGCACCTATAACAGACGAGGTTTTTACCTGAGCCACCGTTCTTCTAATATAAAACTCTCTACCTGTATCTGGTCTAGTATATGTAGTCAATCTCCAGTATGCCATATTTTTTCTCCTATACAGCTTTATTTATAATATAAATAATAGAGTAAGAAGGAGAATTGAAATGATTACAATTGATGGTAAAGAATATGACGAGACTAAATTTAGTCCCGAATTACAGAATTATTTGGTAGTAAGACAAGAAATTCAAGTGAATAAAACTAGATTGACACTAGAAATTGAGAAGATTGACGTTTTAACTAAACACTATAATTCAAAAATCGTAGATTTGCTTAAAAAAGAACAAGAACAAGTAGATAAAATAGAAGAGAAAAAATAGATGGCTGCCATAGCTAATTTACAAATAGACCAAGGCGCTTCTTTTACTTCAGATGTAACCGTAAAAGACGCAAATGGTAACCCTTTTAATCTCGCTGGTTATACAGCAAGAGCAAAATTAGCTAAAGGATATGCCTCTACAAGAACACGTCAAGATTTCACAACAACTATCGCTTCAGACGCAGCTTCTGGAGTGGTAACCCTATCCCTATCAGCCACACAAACAGCAGCTCTTGAAGATACTAGGTACGTATATGACCTAGAAATTCAGACTGGAGATGTGGTGACAAGAGTAATTGAAGGTGTCATAAACGTAAGACCTCAGGTAACTACTTAAAATTCTAGTTCATTTTTGTTATAAATATAGTAAAGAGAGGGAGTTTTATGCCTGATATTACAGCAAAAATTAACGTAAATACAAGTGCCGGTCCAAAAAAAGTTTCAGTAACCTTACCCTCAGCTCAGGCAGCAGGGAACAGCACTTTACAATTAAAATTATTAGGTGACGTTGACACAACAGAATTAGATGATGGTGCTTTATTACAATACAGAGCTTCTGATGGAAAATTTGTAACCAGAACAGAAATAGTAACCACAACAGGAACGCTCTTATTTAATTGTGGTAACTTTTAGGAATAAGATATGGCAACTATAATTCAGATAAAACGAAGTTCATCAGCTTCAGCACCGTCAACGCTAAAACAAGGTGAATTAGCCTTAACATACGGTTCAGGTACACAAGCAAATAACGGTGATAGATTATTCATAGGTACTGGTTCAGTTGACTTAAACGGTGACGCAACTAGTATTGATATTATCGGCGGTAAATATTTTGCCGACCTTAACGACCACGCTCACGGTGCGTTAACAGCAAACTCAACATTAATTGTTGACTCAAACAAAGCAATAGACGAATTCATTGTTGGTAATTCAGCAACAATCGGTGGTACAATTAAGTTTAACGAGGGTACTAACAACGGTACAAACTTTGTTGCCTTAAAAGCACCGAATAGTACAACAGCTTCAACTACATTTACACTACCAAACGGAGACGGTACAGCAGGTCAGTTTATGAAAACTGACGGTTCAGGTAACCTATCTTTTGAAACAATCTTTTCAAACATTGATTTAGCAGGTGATGTAGGTACAGACACTTATAATACAAATGAGACTTTGACATTTACAGGTGGTACTGGTTTAGATTCAGAAATTACAAACAATCAGGTTACATTTAATATCACAAACTCTGGTGTTGATACTAACCAAATAGCTGATGACGCAGTTACCAATGCTAAGTTATCTACAAATGGTGAAACCGTTTTAGGTAATTCTACATTAACATTAGGTGCAACTACAACTGATATTGGTGGTTTAACTTCATTAGTTGTTGATGACATTACAATTAATGGTCAAACATTATCAACAACTTCAGCAAACAAAGATGTTAATATCAATCCACACGGAACAGGAACGGTAAAAGTTCCAGCAGGTTATGAAGATAGAAGTGGTTTTGATAGTCAATCATTAGCAAACAAAGCATATGTTGACCAAGTCGCTCAAGGTTTAGATACTAAACCATCTTGTAGAGCAGGTACTACTGCTGACTTATCAGCAACTTACAATAACGGAAGTTCAGGTGTTGGTGCAACATTAACAGCAGGTTCAAACGGTGCTATCGTAGTTGACGGTGTTTCACTTTCAGCTGGCGACAGAATTTTAGTTAAAGACCAATCAACAGCAAGTGAAAACGGTATTTACGTAGTATCAACGCAAGGTGATGGCTCAACTGCTTTCGTATTAACAAGAGCAACTCCTGAAGACCAACCATCTGAATTATCAGGTGGTGCTTTCGTATTTGTTGAAGAAGGTACTACTCAAGCAAATAACGGTTATGTATTTACACACACAGGTGCTCCAACTTTTGGTACAACAAATTTAGATGTAGCACAATTCTCTGGTGCAGGTCAAATTGACGCCGGTGCAGCTTTAAGTAAATCAGGTAATAGACTTGATGTTGAAGTAGATAACTCTTCAATTGAAGTAGCTACAGACGCATTAAGAGTTAAAGCATTAGGTATTACAGACGCTATGTTAGCAGGTAGTATCTCATCTAGCAAATTAACTGACCCATTATATTTTACAGACGAATCTTCAACGCAAGGTAACGTAAGATTAGGTGGTGTTTTAGAGTTCTTAGCAGGTGAAGGTATGAACACAACTGCTTCAGGTAATACTTTAACAATTGCAGGTGAATTAGCAAGTACATCAAATATTGGTGTTGCTAAATTTAATTCAGATAACTTTTCGGTAACTTCAGGTGATGTAGAAATTTCAACGGTAGACGGAGGAACATTCTAGTGTTTAAATTTGTTAAGAAGTTTTTTGATAGTGTTGTTAAATCATATATGCCCGAAGAAAAGCCTAAACGTAAGGCTGTTTCTCTTGCAGATTTAGAATACAAAACAAAAAAAGAATTAGAAATTATCGGTAGAAAAATCGGTATAGAATTAGATAGAAGATTATCTAAACAAAAATTAATTAATAGAATAAAATATAAGGTTAGAAATAAAAGATAATGTCAACCGTAATTAAACCAAAACGTTCATTTACTCCATTAGCTATTCCAGCTGCTTCAGCACTTGAAGTCGGCGAATTGGCTATGAACGCCTCTGACGGTAAGTTTTATACTAAATTACAAAACAATACCGTTAAAGAGTTAGGTGGTGCTGGTTCTGTAATTTTACAAGACGTTACCACTAACGGTAATATTACTACAAACGACATTATACTTAACGGTTCAAATCTTGTATTTGAAGGACTATTAGAAAACGCATTTGAAACAACTTTAAAAGTTGTTGAACCAACAGGTGATAGAATTATCAGATTACCAAACGTAAATGGTGATATTATCACTACTGGAAATTTAACGAAAGACGGTACTACAACTGGTGACCCATTGACTGGTGAAGGTGACGCCATTGCTTTTGCAATTGCTTTAGGAGGATAATATGGCTTCAGTATTTAAAAATGCAGGTATACAATGTGGATTAGTAGATGACGCAACAGCTGATGTCTATACAACACCCTCAAATACCAGAGCCGTTTTACACGCAGTTAACATTTCTAATACGGCAGCCCTCTCTGCCGAAAAGGTTACAATCAAAGTAACCGTTGATGGTGGTACAACTTTTAGAAGTGTATTGACAAATGGTGAGGTTCCACCATCTGATACATTGCAGTTAGATAAGCCAATTAACCTTGAACCTAATGATAAAATTAGAATATATGGCACGTCTAATACTCTGGAATGTTTTTTGTCAATTTTAGAATTAACATAATAAACTTTTATAAATATACATAGGATTTAAGTTAGGAGAACATATAAATGTCTTTAGTCGTAAATAAACAATATGTAGCCAAAGACGCAAACGGCAAAACGATTACGGCTGATTATAGTTTTCACGCTTTAAGCAGAGACGCTACAGGACTTCTAACATACACAAAAGTTAACTGGTTTGAAGATAGTAATATTGATATGGATAATGGACAAGGTCTTGCTTACGGTTCAGTAGGTGACTTTCAAGTGAACGAATTGACAAAAGCTAGTGGCTCATATCCAGTAGGAACAAATATTAACGAGATTCCTATTGATTATAGTTCAAGTGATGAACCAAGAGAGCCAAATACTAAAAACAGAAAGTATGAACAACATACTTTTGATGAGAACAATGCTAGATACTTTATGGACGCAGACGGTAATTTAGTATTAAGAATTAATAACTCGTACCAGTATGGTGCTTCGCAAGATGGCGAAACAAGAAACTGGCAAGGTTAAAAAAATATAGGGAAGAAAAATGGCAGATTTTGTACTAGGTAGACTAAAGTTTCACTTCAAAGGTTCTTGGAATACCGGAACGGCTTATATTAAAGATGACGTGGTCACTTATGGTGGTAATTCATTTGTTTGTCTAGTCAACCACACAGCAGCCGCAGATTTTTATACAGATTTAAACCACGCAACAGCTAAGTGGGAACAAATGGTTGGCGGTATTGATTACAAAGGTAATTGGGCCGGAACAACACTTTACAAAGTAGATGATATTGTAACCTTTGGTGGTTCAACATATAGATGTATTACAGGTCATACATCACAATCCGATTTATATGATGATTCAGCTAAATGGCAAGTATTCGCAGGTGGTTTCGGTTGGAGAGGAAATTGGGCAACTGCCACAGCTTATAGAAATGATGACGTTGTAAAATACGGTGCAAATTTATATGTATGTACAACTCAACACACTTCTTCAGGTGCAACATTAGACGAAACTAAATTTAATTTATTCGTATCAGGATTAGAGTTTGAGGATAGTTGGGCAAGTTCAACACTTTACCAATTAGGTGATATTGTAACCTACGGTGGTTATCAATACGTTGCAGAAAGAACAAATAACAACGTTGTTCCTTACAACAACTCTGCTGACTGGAAATTATTATCAACAGGATTTAATAACACAGGTACTTGGTCAAATTCTACAGCATACAAAACTGGTGATACCGTTAATCACGGTGGTCATTTTTATGTGGCTAAAATTGATGGTACAGGTCAAGAACCAACAGGTACTACTGATACATATTGGGATTTAGTAGTAGAAGGAATTTTCTGGAGAAGCAATTGGTCAAGTGGTACAGCCTACAAAATAGGTGACGCAGTTAGTTATGGTTCATCTTCTTACAGGTCATTAACAAATCATACAGCGTCAGCGTCAAACAGACCAGATGTTTCAGGTCAAACTGATTGGTCACTACTTGCTGAAGGTGATTCAAACGCAACATTAACTACAAGAGGTGATATTCTTACAAGAGACGCAACTCAACGAGTTAGATTGCCAATTGGTTCAGCAGGTACTTTCTTAAAATCAGATGGTACAGACTTACAATGGGCATATCCAAATGTAGGTAACAAAGTTTACTATGTATCAACACTAGGTACAGATAATACTGATACAGGCAGAGGTTCATCTCCTGAATTACCTTGGAGAACAATTAAATATGCTTGTACTCAATTAGCTTCAGACACTACAAACTTCAAAACAATTAAAGTAGAAACAGGAACATATACTGAACAATTACCAATTAAAGTTCCTAGAAAAACTGCTATTATCGGTGATAACTTACGAAGTGTTACCGTTTCACCTGATACTACAACAAACAATGGTGCTGGTGCAGGTATTTCAAGTGATAACTCTACACCTAATAATAGACAAACAATGTTTTATCTAAATGACTCTTGTACTTTATCAGGTATGACATTTAGTGGTATGACAGGTCAATTAGCAAGTTCAGCTAGTTCAGATGGTCTAACAAGATTAACTGAAGGCACAGGTTCAAATGCTTCAGGTACGGTTGTTGCATTGGATCCAGGTTCTGGTCCGTCAGACACTTCAGTTCACATTGTTGCAAGGTCACCTTTCGTACAAAACTGCTCATCTATTGGAACAAGAGCAACAGGTATTAAAATTGATGGTACTTTGCACAACGCAGGTTTCAAATCAATTCTTGCAAATGACTTTACGCAAGTTCTTGATGGTGGTATCGGTTGTTGGGCAAAAGGTGGTTCAAAATCAGAATTAGTATCAGTATTTACTTATTACTGCCACGTTGGTTATCTTGCTGACTCAGGTGCAGTTATTCGTTCACTAAACTCAAACAACTCTTATGGTGAAAAAGGTTCAATTGCTTCAGGTGTTGACGCAAACGAAACTCCTCTTTCAACAACGGTAACTACAAGAGATAACGAAGCAGTTATCGGTAGAGCATTAGTATCAAACGCTGGTGTTTACAGATTAGAACAAGAATACGCAGGTGAAACTTATACATCTGCTACAGAAACAATTACAGGTTCAGGCGCAAATGCTAACTTCACAGCTGACTTTGCTGATGGAGCAGTTAAACACATTGACACAACAACTAACGGTGATGGTCACTTTACTACCGTTGGTGTTGCTCAAGGTGGTTCAACAACATCAATTAAATTAGCAGCCTCTGATACTCAAGCAAACAACTTCTATAATGGTATGAGAATTACAATTACAGATGGTACAGGCTCAGGTCAAACTGGATACGTTGGAACATACACAGCGGCAACTAAAACTGCTACAATGTTTAAAGAAGACGGTTCAGCAGGTTTTGATGTATTTGGTCCAACAAGTGTTGCAGTTTCTCCTAACGCAACTTCAAGTTATGAAATTGAACCAAGAGTTACCATTTCAGGTGGTGGTTCGCCAACAAGAAACGCATTAGCAAGAGTAGAAATTGAAAACCAAAAAATAAAAAGATTTTTAATCATTGATGGTGGTGCAGGTTATTCATCAGCGCCTTCAATTACGGTAACTGACCCTAACGCAGTAACCTTAGGAACAGGTACTGCTTCAATCGGCGATGGTGTAATTTCAAGATGGACTTATCAAGCTGCAGGTTCAGGTTATAAACAAGAGAACACAGCAGGTACCGTAAGTGGTGATGGTTATGCTGATATTTTACCAGTAGGTGCAACGGTTAAAACTTCAGGTTTAACAAGTCAACCAAAAGCAGGTTCAAGTATTGTATTCTCAAACGCTTCAAGTGTAAGTTATATTGTCGTAACCGTGTTATCACACACAAACGGTGGTATTACAAATTTAGAAGTGTCGCCAAATATTTCAAAAGCAAATGCTCCAACACACGGAACAACTGCTACAATTAGAGAAAAATATTCTAACATAAGATTAACAGGTCACGACTTCCTAGATATTGGTACAGGTGGTATTTCAACTACAAACTATCCTGACTTAAATGGTTATACACAACAACCTGACCAATCAGACGAAGTTGATGATTTAGATAGAGGTAGAGTATTCTATACTTCAACCGACCAAGATGGTAACTTTAGAGTTGGTGAATTGTTTAGAGTAGAACAATCAACTGGTAAGGCAACATTGAACGCAGAAGCCTTTGACCTTTCTGGTTTGAGACAATTATCTCTAGGTTCTGTTGCATTAGGTAATTTTGGTGCAACAATTAATGAATTTTCAACAGACGGTACTTTAGGTGATAACTCTGATAATGCCCTTGTTACCGAGAAGGCAATCAGGACTTTCGTTGAACAACAACTAGGTGGTGGTAATAACAACTTAACGGTTAACTCTGCTGTGATTGGTGAATTAACAATCTCAGGAGCAAATATATCTGCTTCAACAGGAAATACGGTTAACTTTACAACAATACCAACTACTAGCATAACACCAACAGCTGGTACACACATTGTTAACAAAAATTATGTTGACCAAAATGTGACCCCTAATTTACAGACTTTATCTTTTGATAGAGATACAGGTCAGTTAAACAGAAAAGTAATTACTAACTTTAATACGGTGACTCAATACGAAGATACTTTATTTAATGGTGCAGAACAAAACGTAGGTTTTGAAATTATAAATGGTAGTATGAGAATTGAGATTGATAAAGCAGGTAATTTAATTTATAGAACAACTGGAGATACAGAGCAAGGTTCTGAAACTCCAAGTAACCAATAATGAGGCATAAATAGGATTAAACAATGGCAATCACTAGAACAAAAATCGGAAATTTATGGTTTAATTATCGTGGTGAATACGATAATTCTGCCACTTATAAAAAAGATGATATTGTTATCTGGAACAATACTGACTATCTTAACATAAGAGAAGCTAGTGTTAGTGGAAGAAGACCAGAACAAAATACTCAATATTACTACAACATACAAACAACAACAGACCCAAGCGACTCAACTACTAAATTCCAGATTGACGTAGATGAAACTTCAACTATTCGTTGGGCTGAAGATTTATATGTAAGAAGAGGTGATAAAATCATCTTTCATCAAAACAATAATAACAATGATGACCAACCTTTGGCTTTGGCTACATCAGCTACAAGTCAAACTTCAAACTACTTAACTGAAGGTGTAACCTATTATCACAATGAGGAAGTTGTTTCTCAAACAGATTACGTAAACACATCAAAATATAATACTAAAACAAGTAGAAAAGTTGAAGTAGAATTTACAAAAGATACACCAGATGAAATTTGGTACTTCTCAGCAGGCACAGGTGGTGCAGCTTACGGTGGTAAAATTGTAGTTGCAGATTGGGATACTTGGAGACCATTAAGAAATTCATTTAGATGGAGAGGTTTCCACGACAATACAGACAATAGTGGTAGTTATTTAACTTACTATGAAAATGATATTGTTAAAATTAGACACGGTATCAGTAATGATATGGGTACTGACTACGAAGGCCAATCTAAAAAAGAAACTTTATCAACTTATATCTGTTTAAGAGAACATACAACAGATGGTACAGAAAGATTTTTACCTTATAATAGAAATATTGATACAGACGCTAATATGTACTGGTTAAAATTAGGTGCAACTTTTGAATCAGATGATGAAAGATATGAAGACAACGGTGTAATTGAAACCGTAAATAATATTTCAGCTGCTGACTCTTCAAGATTACACGGAGTTTTTAGAAATGTATCTCCTAAATCAACATCAAACTCAGCTGCTAACGCACATCCAGGTATGTTTAAAATTACCGTTCAAGGTGATGGTAGTATTTTAGCAATGGATAACTTTTCAGCTGCTGACTCTTCAAGAACAGCAGGTAGTTATACAGGTGTTTCACAATCAGCAACAACAGGTGTTGGTACAGGTGCAGAATTTGACGTAGTAGTAGATAGCACAGGTGCAGTAACCAAACTTACACTAGTTAAAACTAGAAATAAATCATCTACACCAACAGGTGGTTCAGGTTATGTTAATAATGAAACGGTAACTATTGCTGACGCTTCATTAGGTGGTGGCGGTGGTGCTGACTTTACTTTCCAAGTAAATGGTGCTGGTGTTGCAGGTACAGCTACAATTGAAGTAGAAAGACAATATCAAAATTCACAAAGATATAGAAGATGGTTTAGAGAAACAGGTATGTTATCAGGTGGTGAAAACAACGTTGTTGGTGATACACTTACTTTTGATGGAGATATTTTTGGTGGTGGCGCAGACTTAACTTGTCAAGTTGCTACAACTATAAAACAAACTAGAGGCTCTGCTTCTATGTACACAGGTAATCCTCACGAATGTGTATCGTTAATTAATAACGGACCATTAGGTGATGATAACAAATATTACAGATTAGCAGGTCAAAGAACATCAAGACATTGTGTTGACTGGCCAGTATTCCACGGTGGTACAGGTAATATTTGGTTCTGGGGCTCTGCTTCAACAGGACAAAACTCATCTAACCAAACTTTTATGACTGCTACACAAATGCAGTTTTCTCACTATGATTGGTGGGCAAGTACAGATAATGGTGGAACAGGTGTTCACTCAACTCCTGACGGAGAAGTTCCTAAAGTAATTCAACTTGAAGGTGGTTATGAAAATGGTATGGCTCTTATGAATTCAGGTGAAGTTTATCATTGGGGTTATGGTGGTCACGGTCAATCAGGTGACGCTTCAACTTCAAACAGAGACCACCCCGTAAGAGTTGGTGGTTCAAACCAAAACGTATATTTAAGAGCTAACACATCTTCACACGTTTGGAGAGATACAAGAATTAAAAGAATTTTTACTTCTAACTGGCAAGGTTACAACTCTAATACACACTCTTGTTATGCAATTGACGAAGATGGTCAATTATGGTCTTGGGGTTATAACGGTTACGGCCAATTAGGTACAAACAATACAACTAACTATAACACACCACAATTAATTTCAAAATCAACTTACTTTAACAATAGTGAGATTGAAGCATTTTGGACTTGTGGTGACGCTTATGTAATGTGTATGGCTTATACTAAAGAGAAAAAATTATATGTTTGGGGTTATAACAATAACGGACAATTAGGTATAGGAAATACTACAAACCAAAGCACTCCTCAAGAGGTAACAACGGTAACTTTTGATGGCACAGGTGTTGGTGAAATTAAAAAAGTTCAAATGTTAAGTAGAAGTTCATCTTTATCAGTAGGTATTTTAACTGAAAGAGGAACATTATATTTTGCAGGTTACAATAACCAAGGTCACTTTGGAAATGGTAACACTACTAACTTAAACACTTGGACAATAGCTGCAAATGGTCCAGGTAATGCTGCTAACGCCGATTGTGAAAACTTTTGGATGGGAGGTAACGGTGATTACGCACAAACTTGGTGTATTGACTCACTAGGTAAATTATATTGTGTAGGTTATAATAACCATTACTCATTAGGTATTGGTAATAACTCTCAACAAAGTAATTGGCAAACACCGAAGTTTCAAGTTAATAGTAGCACACAAAGAGATTTCCATAATGTTAAACAGGTGTCTTTCTATCCACACTATAATGATAATAGTACAAAAGTTTTACTTTGGGACGGACACGTATTTACAACTGGTGATAACAGATATGGTCAAGCTTCAGTAGGTTGGTCTTCAACAAATTCTACTAACGATAGAGCTGCTGAAAACTTAAAAGAACATTTTAACAATGGTTACTTTATTCAAGTTAGATTCCCTACTTCATTAACAGGTAATGTTGATGATTTAAGAGGTTGTGGTTACGGAGATAACTCTGATAACGTTTACGCTTTTTGGGAATATAAATCTTATGATAACAGATATTACATCAACGGTTATGGTGGAAGTTATATGCAAGGTAACTCTGATAGTCAATATTATTGTACACCACACGTACCAATTTTAGGATAAATAATAAGAGAGATTAAAAACTATGGCAAAAATAAATTTAGGAAGAGTAAAATTTAGTTTCCAAGGAGATTGGAACAGCAATACTAACTATCGTAAAGATGACGTTTGTTGGTTTGACAACTCTCTATGGATTTGTACTAATCCATACCTATCAAATGGTTACGACAACTATGCTCCAGGTGATAAAAACACAGGTTATTTCTGGACTAGAACATTCTCAAATGACCCTAATTTTAGAAGAGGTTATCACGTATTAGATGATGACTTCCAAAGAAGTAATGAAACAGGTAATCAAATTCTTAATACTTCAAGATATGGTAGTGATGAAAATACGCAAGAGTCAACTAGAAACGGCCAAAGATTTGGTCAAGCAAACTGGTTCTCAAATAATTCAAATAACGGCGGTTACTTATTAGACTATCAACATCACTTATTAAATGACGAAGAAGATTACACAATGGGTGATAGAGGTAATTTCTTTGGCTATGGTGAATTAAATACAAATAAAGTACAAATTTTTCAAAACTACATTCCAGTAGAAAATAATTTTAGAGTAGATGTTCAATCATCTCCTTCAATTAGATTTAGATTTGATAATAGATTACCTAGTTCAGATTTAGGTAGAGAAAACTTTGGTGGTCAAGGTGGTGGTTTTAGACACTTTACACATTTCAAAGAAGGCTACAGATACAGATTTGACCAAAGAGACGAATCAAATAAAACTTTCCCATTAGGTTTTTCAACAACTGCTGATGGTATTCACAATTCAACACCAGGCACTTCATTAGCTGCTGACCCCGATGGTCCTTATTTTGTAATTGGTGAAACTACAACAGGCGATTCAGGTGTTTTCTATCCTTTATATCTATCAGCTGCAGGTGCAAATGCTGAAGATACTAGAATGGGTGGTGCAGGTGCAAGTTCAGTTGTTAATTTCTCTGAAATACAAAGAGGTCCTAATAATGAAACGGTAAGTAATGAAAGTTCTACAAACTTTTATTTACCTGATATGATTGACCCAACTGCTGTTGATGAAAGAATTTTAGAGGTTGAAGTAGTTTCAGGTAATCCAACTAATCACCCTTACTATAATACAGGTTCAACAAACAAATATTCAATTAATGGTTCAACTGCTACGGCTGATGTTACCTTAAATTTAACTGAAGGTAAAACTTACAGATTTGACCAATCGCATAGTTCAAACACAGGTCACCCATTAAGATTTTCTACAACTGCTAATGGTACACACGCTTCAGGTTCAGAATATACAACTGGCGTAAAAGTTGTAGGTACACCTGGTAAAAAAGGTGCTTATACAGAAATTAAAATTAGAAAAGGTATTGATAAACTTTACTACTATTGCTCACAACACTCTGGAATGGGTTGGTCAGCAGACACTATAACTCCTAATTCAAGAGCAAGAGCATATGCTCCTTCAAACATTCCTATGTACAGAGGTGCTAATAAAAATGGTTTAGTAAGATATTTCTTAAACAATAAACAGGTTACAGAAACACAATACAAAGAAACTTTTACTGACACTATTGCAAATGATGGTTCAGGTTATACTGGTGATATGCCAGCATACACAACTGAAAATGGTTTGACAAGAGGTGGTCAACAATACTCTTGGAAGAAAAATCAAGACAGACACGTAGAAATTTATATACCAATTGGCTTCTTTAAAATGAGAAGTCAGCAGATATATCCTTTCTGTTTAGCAGCTTCAAAAACTGATATGTACCAAGATTTAGGTTGGAACGTTGAAGAAACTTGGAGAGGTTACAAACATTGGGATAGGATGCAAACAGGTATCAGATTTAGAGGTGAGTACAATCCTAAAGCTCACTACAAATACAATGATATTGTAGTTTACAGAAAAAGAAAAAGATTAGGTGATGGTACTAAAGCAGAATTCCAACCTCAATCAGGAACAGGTATGTTTAGATGTATAAGAGATTCATTAGGCAGACCTCCTGTTATGGGTCCTGCTGATATGACAAGGTCTCCTTTGATGACAAAATCTACAACAACAAGTGGTAAATTAATTAAAGAAGAATATCAAGAATATCCAGCACACATTGATTCATACTGGAATGATTGGGAAAGTTTTGGTAGTCAAGTTAACCAAATTAACGAAGCTAACCATTGGTATCCTAACAAAGGTCCTATTCATTGGCCATACAAACACGGTCAATTAACTTGTACACACGAAGATAGTATGTACAGACATATTGACAAAAATGGTGTTGCTTGGGGTATTAACTATCCTAGAACAGGTTTCCAACAATATGGTTCTTACTATTCATCATTCTATCACGAAATTAATTTTAGATGGAGAGACTGGTGGAGAAGTGAAGACTTAAACTACACAGGCTACAATGAAAACAGAGGTAGAAATAGAAGTACGGTAAGAAAACCATTACACACTCCTAGATGTGTTCAAATCCAAGAAGGTCGTTCAAGATGTTATTGGTTAATGGATAACGGAGAATTATATGTAGTTGGTGAATCCTCAAACGGTGAAATGGGTATCGGTACTGAGCAAGGTGATAGAAATGGTACTTTTAGAGTTCACGGTTTAGAAGATGTAAAAATTATTAAAGTTCATTGTGACCAATGGAGTGATAACACAAATCACACAATAGCAATAGATGATAAAGGTACCGTTTGGACTTGGGGTTATAACGACCAAGGTCAAATTGGTGATGGTAGAACACAAAACAAAGTGGCACCTTACAGAATACCAGCAAAATATTTTGATAACGAAAAAATTATTGACATATGTTCAACTAATAGAAGTACATATGCAAGAACAGCCAGCGATAACATTTACGCTTGGGGTAATAACGGTATCGGCCAATTAGGTGATACTACAACAACTGACAAATACAGACCTACAAAAATGCAAGGTTGGGATCCTGTTGCAAACAACGGTATCGCAGTTTGGGCAATAAACGGTAATGGTGATGATGGTTGGGTAACCCTATTAGATGGTAATGGCTACTTATGGAATTGTGGTGAAAACAACTACGGTAACTTTGCTGATGGTACTACAAATAACAACACGCAGTTAACAAAAACTGAAGTTGCACCAGGTGGTGACATTGTTGATATTTGGGTTATGTACTGGAATGGTTACAAAACAATTTATATGAGAACAAAAGATGGTACTTGTTATCACGCAGGTTCATCACAATCATATAGAATTGGTGGTAGTGGTGCTCAAGGTAGTACAGGTACTCCTACGGTTATGCAAAAAGTTACCAACATTAAAGAAGCTTATGTTTCTGGTAACTATTCAGACCAAGGTAAAGCATTTTGGATAACTGATAGTGGTAGAAGTTATTGCTACGGTTACGACTCAAGAAATTCAATGGTTCACCCTCAAGCAGGTACAAACTGGACTGGTGAAGATGGTAATTACTATCCTTTCCATTGGTACACACCTGCTGGCGCTAAAGTAAAAACTATGCACATAACTTCAGATGACCAAGGTTCGTCTGAATATGCAGGTGGTTATAGATTTACAGATGAATATGGTAAAATATATCATTGGGGAAGAAATAACTGGTTGACAGGACATAACTGGTGGACACACGGTTGGACTTCAACAAATGGCCAAGGTTATAACCAAGGTCACGGAAGATAATTATAAATAGTATTAATACTAAAGGAGAAAAAAATGGCAATCAAAGTAATGAGACTAAAAGAAATTGCTTTAGAAGATGATTACACTCATCCGGTTGTGTCAAGTGGAACAGGTCCTGTGTCGTTAATGACAATTGACGGTTATGGATATTCTTACTATGATGACGCAAATGTTACCATCACTACTGACGGCGATAATGCTAGTAAGTATGGGGTAAAAGTTATGGATGCTACTGATTCAGATGATTTAGCAATTCTTAAAAAATTAAGAGAAACGCCAGCATTATTAATAGAAAGAAGTAAAGTACAAGGTGCTTTTGATGATACATATTCAAAAGTTGAAGTGTATGACGCTTTGTTCAATGATGTTGAAGCTGTAAAAACAGCACATAACACTCTTAAATCTGACATTAATGCGATATATACCACAAAAGGTTTACCAGCATTAATTAGTTAATAAAAATTAAAAGGTAGAAAAATGGCTTTTGAATTAGAACAATTTAAACTTAAATGGCAAGGTCCTTGGAGAGATAGAACAGCTTATTCCAAGAATGATATTGTTGCGTGGAAAGGAAAATCTTATAGATGTATAAGAGATTGTCCTGTTGCGTACACAATTTCTGGTGACTTTATGGTCAACACGAATAACTACTCTATGGATCCTTTGAGATTAGTTCAAAAGACTTTTAGACCAGACAATCCAAAATACTGGCAATTATTCTTACGTTCAACAGATGATATTGGTGAATGGGAATTTTACAGACAATACGAGCCAGGTGAAATGTGTTCAGTTGGTAGAAAAATTTATCAATGTATTAAAAGAACAAGACGTTATAATACTTGGGTTGAAGAACACGATGGAACAACAAGTGAATATTGGGTGAAAATTTACGAATCACCTTATAAAACTCCAGACAGAAATAAAGTTGTATCTTTCACTAATAGAGCTCCTTTAGGGTGGAAGTACAATATGGGTAGAAATTCAAGAGAACAACAACACAACTATACACTTGGTTGTATTCATTCAGATGGTGACTTTTATGGCCACGGTGGTAATAACAACAATGGTCAAATGGGTATGGGTGATGGTCAATCAGGTAATGCAAGACGTGGTTCTCCTAAAAACGTAGGTTTTACTTTTACTGACTGGATGACTTCTTCAGATAATAAAGATTTAGCTTACGATAACGAATTTACAGGAAATATGGTGACACCAGATGGTGAAGCACCTAAATGTATTCAACACATATCAGCAAATAATACATCTTGGTGGTTGATGAATAACGGAGAAGTTTATTCTGCTGGTTATAACTCGCATTATCAATTAGGTTATAACGAAGGTGGTAACACAAATACTTCCGACAGAAATTACACAAACAGAGTATCAGCTAGTGATACCGTTGACTGGTTAGGTGAAAATATACGTTCATTTAACGAAACTAAAATTGTAAAAATTGGTTCTTCAGGTCAAGGTCAAAACAACTCTGCTTGTATGCAGTTTGCATTAGGTGAAGACGGTTCAGTATGGATGTGGGGTCATAACAACCAAGGTCAATTTGGTGGTGGTAACCCTAATATTAACAACTCAACTGATACAAACGCAGGTTCGCCTTACTCATTTTCTTTCTATTCAGTTAACGTAAAAAGACCTGTTAAAATTCCACAATCATTTTTTAATCAAAAGAGAATTGTTGATATGTGGGCAAACGGTAACGAAGAAATGTTTTTCCACGCTCTTGACGAAGACGGATACTTATGGTTCTGGGGACAAAACGTTCACGGTTGTGGTGGTGTTGGTAGTGAATCTCACACTTCTCAAGGTACAAAATACTATTACATTCCAAGAAGAGTAGAAGTAAACTGGAATTTATACGGTGGTATGAAACTATTACAACATTGGTCATACTCTTCACAATCACACGCAGGTACTTGGGTACTTGATGGTGAGGGTTATATGTGGTACACAGGTTACTTAAACGCCGGTCAAGTTCCTGGTATGTACGGCTTAGGTGATAACGCTACAAGATACATTTCACAATTTCAAAGAACAGATTTCCACTTAAACGGTGATATTGATGAATTCTGGTGTGGTGGTGATGAACACAAATGGATGTATATGAGACAAAAATCTACTGGTATGTTATGGGTAAATGATGGTAATTACGGAACATACGGCGGTAGAGGTACACGTTCACAAAACGGATACTGGTACAACTCTGGTGGTATTCACGGAATGATGTCTCATTTAAGAGGACCAAAATACGTAAGATACATTGCAGGTATGAATGAAAACAGAGGTGATGGTTCTTATCAATACGAATTCCCTCTAATACTTGATGAATCAGGTGAAGTATGGTACGGTGGTTACTCTCAAGGTTTCTATCCTTCAGGTACTAACTCGGATCCGTCAAACGATTCAGATGGTTGGGAACATATGCCAGAGCAAGCGTTTGAAGGTAACTCTGAAAACAGACATAGAAAAAGAAGAGGTACTATGCCTAACAATAGTAAGATTGTTGACTTACATTGCTACGGTTATCCAACTGCTCAAAACTTTGCGGCTAGAGATTCAAGTGGTAAGTTATATACTTGTGGTTATGCAGGTAATAACAATACGTATCTATACGATATTATGCCATACAGATACTATACTCAAACGATTTCATCTTGGGGTGGTAATAACTACCGAACCCATTGGGCTTCACAGCCAGGCGACTAATAAATAGTTTTTGACTATTTTTATTATGAGGTTAAAATGTACAAAACGAAACAAAACTATTTAAGATTCAAAACACACGAAATCTTTTCAGATAAGTTTAGTAAAGAATATCCTAAAGAGCAACAAGCTACTTACTGGTATCAAATTTGGTTTCTCATTAATAGTATAGAATTATTAATGAAAGATTGGAACTTTGATACTCACGAAGTTGCAAAAGATTTTACTAATAAGTGGCTAGAATTATGGCCGTTTCCTTTAAATAACACAATCGGTGGAGCACCTGCTTTTCAAAAAGTACCAACTCTAGTTGAAGGCACAGATTATCTTTGTGAAAAATATAATCTAAACGGTACTTGGACAACTGATTATAAAATATCAATTAATAGATTTTCTGTTCAAGTTATTTACGGTGTATTAGTAGATTTATTTAAAGATGTATTAAAAGTTGAACAAGAACAAGTAAACGCCTTTTTATTACCATTAAAAGATTACGATAAAAAAAGATTTGCAATAACAAGACAAGATACTATCAAAGCAATTGTTGGTATGTCTGACTTTTTTATGAATACAAAAGATTTATGGATTGAAACAAAAGAATTTGGCGATTGGAGAATTAAAGACTCTGAAAGAGTAATTGCAGAATGGAAACAAGGCTTTGTTGACCATAAAACACCAGATGATTATCCATTAGACAAAAGTAAAATTATTGACCACAGAAAAGGTGTTGATGATAACAGGTGGACAAGAGAAAAACCATTTTTAGAGGACGAAGATTTATTATATGGACAACGAGAAGAAGTATAAAATTACCGAGTTAACTTGGGAATATCATAAGAACGCAGAAAGACAAGACTTTGTAAAAATATTATTGTCAGGCGAGATAGACGAAAGATTATATGCAACTTATCTTTACAATCAACTAGCTTGTTATTCTAAACTAGAAGAATATTGTTTAGAAAGTTCTTTGTTTATGGACACAAAAAATTTGCCAAGAGCACCACATATTCATTATGATTACACACACTTATGGACAGATATTGGTAGCCCACCTGAATTAACAGAAAGCACAAAGGCTTACGTTGAACATTTAGATACTATTAGAGGTGAAAACGAAAAGTTATATGCTCACGTTTATGTTAGACATTTAGGTGATTTATCTGGTGGTCAAATGATTATGAGAAAGACACCTGGTCCTAATAGATATTATATCTTTAAGCATAAAGAAGTAAAAGAATATAAGAGAATTGTAAAAGAAAGAGTTGAAAGTTATTTAAACCTATATGAGGTAAACGTGTTGCCTGAAGCAATCTTTTGTTTTGAAAGTGCAACAAAACTATTTAAGGAAATGTATGATTTGGGAAAGACTTATTAAGTGGAAAGATGAGACTATTGAAGTCTTAAACAATAATCTGGTTGAATACAATGAACCAGGTATGGAAAGATTCAATAATGAAAAGTTAGGTTGGGTCAATAGAACCTGGAATAACAGATATATTAGAAGAGCTCATCTTGACGTAGTTGATGTTAGAGAATCTAAAGGTCTTTGGATGGCTCATCTATGTTTATTTCCTATGTTGACAAATGGTGGACCGATTTACGGTTTTGATATTATTGCAGGTGAAAAAAAGGTCACAGGCGCCTTTCACGATTTTAGTCCTTTATTACAAAAAGACCACCCATTAACAAAATGGTTCATAGAAGAAAACAAGTGGTTTAAACCGAGTAAAGAGAGAGAGTTACCAGAGTGGGCAAAGGCTATCTTTTCGGGAGGTATGATAGCCGCTGGTAACGTTAGAGAAGAAGACGAATTAAATAAAATCTGTACAATGGCAGTATCTAATTTAAATAATTACATTGACAAGATAAGAAATCACGAAGGCGAGGCTGAAATGGCAGACGTAATTAAGGCACAAAATTACTACTCTGAACATCAACAAAAGAATCCTCACACGCCTAGAGTTATGCAATCACTTGGTTTGCCTGAAGAGGATATCAAATTATTCTGCTCGGACAACCTATTTCCATTTGTTTCAGAAAACCAACCCTACTTGAAATAATTATTATAAATATACCAGAAAAGGGTATAAACAATGGCAGAACCAGCTACAAGAGAGAATTTAAAACAATATGCTTTAAGAGCATTAGGTAAGCCTGTAATTGAGATTAACGTAGATGATGACCAACTTGAAGATAGAATAGATGAGGCAATACAATACTTTGCTCAATACCATTATGATGGTGTAAAAAGAACATATTTAAAATATCAATACACACAAGCTGATAAAAACAGAATGACAGGTGACTCGTCTGAAACGGCAACCGTTGGTTCTGATTCAACAATTTGGAAAGAAGGCAATAACTTCTTAGCAATACCAAGCTCAATTCTTTCAGTAATTAATATATTCCCTTTTTCTAATAAAGGAAACTTAAACTTATTTGATGTAAGATACCAATTAAGATTAAATGACCTATATGACTTCTCATCAACAAGTGTAATTAATTATGATGTTGTATTAAGACATTTAGATTTTTTAGACCACGTTTTAGTAGGCGAAAAACCTATGAGATTTAATCAACACGAAAATAAACTTTATATAGATATGGACTGGAAAAATGATTTACAAGTTGGTGAATATCTAGTAATTGAGTGTTATAGAAAATTAGACCCTAATACTAATACAGATGTTTACAATGATATTTTCTTAAAGAGATATGTAACCGCTTTATTTAAAAGACAATGGGGTGCTAACTTATCAAAATTTGGTGGTGTACAAATGATAGGTGGCGTAACCTTAAATGGTCAAGAAATATTTTCACAAGCATTAGCAGATATTGAAAAACTAGAACAAGAGATAAGAAGCTCATATGAATTAAATCCAGCAATGATGATAGGGTAAAATGTTATGGCAATCAATCACTACTTTCAAGGTGGACGAGGTATTGGGAATAATGCTGAAAAGAGATTGCACGAAGACCTAATCATTGAAGGATTAAAAATCTACGGACAAGACGTTTATTACCTACCACGAACATTAGTTAACAGAGATTTAGTTTTAGGCGAAGATACTACAAGTCGTTTTGACGACTCGTATATGATTGAAATGTATTTTGAAACTGCTGAAGGCTTTGCTGGCGAACAAGAATTAATCAACAAATTTGGTTTAGAAATTAGAGAAGATACAACACTAGTTGTTTCTAAACGTAGATTTGAGGAACACGTTGCAAGTAAGGCTAATTTAATTGCAACAGGCAGACCAAATGAGGGTGATGTAATTTATTTACCTTTAATGAATTCATTTTTTGAAATTCAGTTTGTTGAAGACCAAGAGCCATTCTTTCAATTAGGAAACTTACCTGTTTACAAATTGAGGGTAACTAGATTTGAATACTCTAACGAAGAGATTAATACAGGCCAAGAAATACTTGACCAAGCTGAAGATAAGTATTCATTAAATACATTAAACCACAAAATGTCATTAGAGAGTGGTCAAGTTGCATTAACAGGTGATGGTTCAATTGAGTTAGAAGATTACTTTGATTATGCTACAGGTCAAAAGGCATTATTAATGTTAGAAACTTTTGAAGGCACAAAAACAATACAACAACAATCTAGTTATGCAAACAATTTAGATATGAACGAGGCTGCTGGATATGATACTACTTCTACAGCTGATGATATACTAGACTTTACAGAAAGAAATCCTTTTGGAGAGGTTGACGAATAATGTTTGGTTCACATTTTTACAACGAAGGTATTAGAAGATTAACAATTGGTTTTGGTCAGTTGTTTAATAATATTATTGTACAAAATAAATCTTCAACAGGTGCAGTTACCAAAAGATATAGAGTGCCATTAGCATATGCACCAAAAGAAAAGTTTTTAGTTAGATTAGATGAACAAGCTAATTTAAACAATAGAGAATTTGCGATTACCTTACCTCGTATGGGTTTTGAAATGACAGGACTATCATACGACCCTAGCAGAAAATTAAATAAAATGCAAAAGTTTAAACAGGTTAAGGCGGGTGAAGATGGTAAAGTTATGGATTACAATTATACTCCTGTTCCGTACAACGTTAATTATACCCTTAATATTTTTACGGCAACAGCTGAAAACGGTTTAATAATTGTAGAACAAATTTTACCATTCTTCCAACCAGATTATACGGTAACCGTAAATATGGTTCCAGATTTAAATATAAAAAGAGACGTGCCAATTGTATTGAATAGTGTAAATTATGAAGATAGCTATGACGGTACTTTTACTAATAGAAGAGCAGTTATATACACATTATCATTTACAGCAAAAACTTACTTGTTCGGTCCAATGGCAAATAGTAAAGTTATCAAAGAAGTACAAGATGACTTATATACAGATACTAACAAACCACCAGCAACAAGAGAGGAAAGGATTATTATTACTCCAAATCCAGCAAATGCTAATGCAGATGATGATTTTGGATTCACAACTCAAATATTGAGTTTTAGTGATGGTAAAAATTATAATCCTTCTAGTGATACAGATGAGTAAACTTGAGGATAGTGTAAACGAAATTTTAGGTATTGAAAAGAAAAGTACAGACGTTGCAGTAAAAGACTTTGAGCAACCAGCACCAGTACCTAGAAAAATTGATGAAACAAAAAATGATGTTGATAATGATTATGAACATAGTAGAGAAAACTATTATAATCTTATTGACAAAGGCAATCAAGCGATTGAAGGCATATTAGATATTGCAAAAGAAGGCCAACACCCTAGAGCCTATGAAGTTGCAGGTCAATTAATTGGCCAAGTTGCACAAACGGTAGACAAACTACAAGACTTGCAAAAGAAACTCAAAGATTTAAAAGAAGTACCAGGTAAAACTAATACTCAAATTAAGAACGCTTTATTTGTAGGTTCAACAAATGAATTACAAAAAATGTTAAATCGGAAAAAAGAAGATGAAATTATTGAAGGCAAAACTAACGAACCCGAAAAAGATAAATCTGGAGATTAGTAATCTAGTTTATATCAAATCAATGACACCTTTACCAGAGTTATTAAATGGTGAAGAGTTGCAAAATCCTATTGAAGTTATGAAACATAAAGTATCTGATAAACCTAGATACGGTGTAGGTGGTGTGCCTTATAATGAAAAAGAGTATAGTGTATGGAGAGGTAGTCAAAGAGTACAGGCTGCCAAACAATTAGGTTATACACACATAGAGGGAATAGTAATAAATGTCTGACGCATATCTAGGTAATCCAAATCTAAAAAAAGTAAATACACCTGTTGAATTTACAAAAGAACAAATTGTAGAATATCAAAAGTGTGCTGATGACCCTATTTACTTTATGAAAAATTATATTCAGATTGTATCTCTTGATGATGGTTTAATACCTTTTAAAATGTATGGTTTTCAAGAAAAGATTGTTAACACTATGCATAATAATAGATTCACAATTTGTAAATTACCAAGACAATCAGGTAAATCAACAACGGTAATTTCTTATCTATTGCATTATGCTTTGTTTAATCCTAATTCAAACATTGCTTTACTTGCCAATAAATCTTCTACTGCTAGAGATATTTTAAGTAGATTACAACTTGCATATGAAAACTTACCAAAGTGGATGCAACAAGGAGTAATTAATTGGAACAAAGGTAATATAGAATTAGAAAACAAGTCAACTATTGTGGCGGCTGCAACTTCTTCAAGTGCTATCCGAGGTGGTTCTTATAATATTATTTTCCTTGATGAGTATGCTTTCGTACCTGCTAATATTGCCGAAATGTTTTTTAGCTCTGTATATCCTACAATCTCCTCTGGTCAAAAAACAAAGATGATTATTGTATCTACACCTTACGGTATGAATCAGTTTTACAAATTATGGACAGACGCAGAAAATGGTAGAAATGATTATGTACCAATTGAAGTGCATTGGTCGGAAGTACCAGGTCGTGATGAAGATTGGAAAGAAAGAACAATTAGAAACACCTCACCTGAGCAATTTCAACAAGAGTTTGAGTGTGAGTTTTTAGGTTCTGTTAATACACTTATTAGTCCTGCTAAAATTAAAACAATGACGTTTCAAAATCCTGTTCAATCTAGTGGTGGATTAGATGTTTACGAACAACCTGTAAAAGGCAATACATATGTTTGTACGGTTGACGTAGCAAGAGGTGTACAAAAAGATTACTCAGCGTTTGTAGTATTAGATGTTACCAAAATGCCATACAAGATAGTGGCCAAATATAGAAACAATGATATAAAACCATTATTGTTTCCTCATACAATTGACAAAGTTTGTAAGGCATATAATCACGCACACGTATTAGTAGAGACAAACGATTTAGGACAACAAATAGCAGAGGCATTACAATTTGAATTAGAGTATGACAATCTATTAATGACAACTCAAAGAGGTCGTGCTGGTCAAATACTAGGTGCTGGTTTCTCTGGTAGAGGTTCTGGCTTTGGTGTTAAGATGACTAAACAGATTAAAAAAATAGGTTGTTCAAACATTAAGACACTAGTTGAAAGTGATAAGATTGTTATTAATGATTTTAATATTATTGAGGAGATGTCAACTTTTATTAGAAAAGGCCAATCTTGGCAGGCTGAAGAGGGCAATACAGACGATTTAATGATGTGTCTAGTAGTATTTGGCTGGTTGTCTAATCAACCATTTTTTAAAGAAATGACCGATACTAATGCTAGACAAATGTTATATGAAGAACAACAAGCGTTGATTGAGCAAGATATGTCGCCTTTTGGCTTTGTAGATGATGGTATTCCAGACCACGAAAAGACAGAGGTAGACGAATACGGTACGGTATGGCATCCAGTAGTGCGTAAGGGTCTCTAGTTGCTGGGTATTATAAATATCAGTAGAGTATGACTTTTGACTATGGGCGTATGAATAATACGAGTTTTGAAGTAAATGAATAAAAATAATTTGCAAATTAAGAAGGAGAAACCCTAATGGCATTTCAAGTATCACCAGGTGTTCTCGTACAGGAAAAAGACTTAACAAGAATTATACCTGCTGTATCTACATCAATAGGTGCCTTTGCTGGAACTTTCAAGCAAGGTCCTTTAGATGAAGTGGTAAGTATTTCTAGTGAGCAAGAACTTGTATCAACGTTCGGTAAACCTGATTCTTCAAACTTTGAAGATTTTTTCAGCGCAGCCAACTTTTTACAATATTCTAATGCTTTAAGGATTGTACGTGTACAGAATTCATCTGTATCAAACGCAACCGAATCAGGTTCAGCGTTTGTAATTAAGAATACTACTGACTACACAGATAACTATGCTGACGGTTCTGCTTCTGTTGGTATGTGGGCAGCTAGAACAGCTGGCGCTTTCGGAAACTCTTTACAGATTTCTCAATGTGCTTCTGCTACTGCTTACGAAGAAACTAACAAAACTACCGTCGCTGACGCCGCTATGGCTGTTGGTGATACGGTTGTTACCGTTTCTTCAGGCAACGGAATAGAAATCGGCGATATAGTAAATTTTGGTGGTGAGTATGAATATAGAGTAGTAGGTAAAGCAACTAATGATTTATCAATTGTTAGAAAAGAAGAACCTGCTTACTTCGGAACTTCCGACTCTTCTGGTTTACACGAAGCACCTACTAATGGCGCTCAAGTAAGAAGAAGATGGAAATATTACGAACTATTTGACAAAGCGCCAGGAACATCACCTTATGCGACAGCAAGAGGTGGCGTAAATGACGAAATGCATATAGTAGTAATTGATGAAGACGGAGATATTACAGGAACTAAAGGCGAGATTTTAGAAAAATTTGAAGCAGTTTCAAAAGCTTCAGACGCTAAAACAACTCAAGGTTCTGTAAACTACTATATTGACGTAATTTATAAATCATCTAACTACATCTACTGGATGGACCACAATCCATCAGGATCCAACTGGGGTAGTGCAGTAGCAGGAACAACGTTTACAGACGTAACCTCTGTTTCTAGTGTATCACTTCAATCCGGTTCTGACGGAACTACAGCAACAACTGGCCAAAAGAAAACAGCATATGAAAAATTTGCTGATGGCGAAACGGTTGATGTTGGTCTTATCATAGCAGGTGCTGGCGACAAAACACACATTGATAACTTAATCACAATTGCAGAGAACAGAAAAGACGCTGTTGTATTTGCAAGTCCTGAAAGAAGTGATGTTGTGGGTGTTGCTAACGCTAACACACAAAAGAGCAATGTAATTGATTTCTTCAATCAAATCAATTCATCATCTTACATTGTGTTTGATAGTGGTTACAAATATACATACGACAGATACAATGACGTATATCGTTTTGTACCATTAAACGGAGACATAGCAGGTCTTTCAGCAAGAACTGACCTTATTGCAGACGCTTGGTATTCACCAGCAGGCTTCAATAGAGGTATAGTTAGAGGTGCTGTTAAACTTGCATTTAATCCAACTAAAGCTCAAAGAGACGAATTGTACAGAGCAAGAGTAAATCCTGTGGCAACATTCCCAGGTCAAGGTACGGTTCTTTTCGGAGACAAAACTGGATTATCTGCTCCTAGTGCTTTTGATAGAATCAACGTAAGAAGATTGTTCATCACTTTAGAAAAGGCGATAGCAACTGCTTCTAAATTCCAATTGTTTGAATTCAATGATGAATTTACAAGAGCGAACTTTAGAAACATTGTAGAACCTTTTTTAAGAGAAGTACAAGGTAGAAGAGGTATCACAGACTTTTTAGTAGTTTGTGATGAAACTAATAACACAGGCGAAGTAATTGATAGAAACGAATTTATTGCTGAGATTTTTATTAAACCAGCAAGAAGTATCAACTTTATCACATTACAATTTATCGCAACACGAACTGGCGTCTCATTTGACGAAGTTGCAGGTTAAGGGAGGAATAGAAAATGGCAAACATTAACGATTTCAAAGCTAAACTTGCAGGCGGTGGCGCAAGAGCCAATCAGTTTAAGGTAACAATGCCTTTTCCTGGTTATGCTCAAGTTGGTGGAGAGATAGAAGACCTAGCATTTTTATGTAGAGCAACTGCTCTTCCAGGTATGACCGTTCCGGCGTTCAACGTACCTTTTAGAGGCAGAGCTATTAAAATTGCTGGTGATAGAACAATTGAAGATTGGAATGTTACCGTATATAACGATACAGATTTCAAATTAAGAAACGCATTTGAAAGATGGTCTAACGGTATCAATAATATGACAGATAACGAAGGCTTGACTAATCCAGCAGATTATCAAGTTGACGCATTTGTTGACCAATTGGATAGAAACGGTGCTCCGATTAAGTCATACACTTTAAGAGGTGTATTTCCTACAACGATTGCTCCGATTGAATTGACGTATGACGAAGCTACAGCGATTGAAGAATTTGCTGTTACCTTCTCGTATCAATACTTTGAAACAAACACTACTACCTAATACATAAATAGTAGGTAGTAAACAAAGGATTATTATTATGGCAGATTTATTTGGATTTTCTATCACACGGAAGAAAAAGCCGCAGGATCCAAAACAAAGCTTTACTACACCACAAGCGGATGACGGAACACAAACCGTCGCCGCTGGTGGTTATTTTGGTCAGTACCTTGATATGGAGGGTACTGCTAAGAACGAGCAGGAACTTATTAGAAGATATAGAGAGATTGCCCTACACCCCGAGTGTGATATGGCAGTTGAAGATATTATCAATGAGGCTATCGTTGCCAATGAATTAAAAGACGCAGTAAAGCTGGATTTAAGTGGTGTTGAGTACGGTGTAGAAATCAAGAAAAAAATTGATACAGAATTCAGAGAAGTATTAAGGTTAATGAACTTTGGTACTAGAGGTCACGACATCTTTAGAAGATGGTACGTTGATGGTAGAATTTACTATCATAAAGTTATTGATAGAGAGTCGCCAATCAAAGGTATTACAGAGTTAAGATACATTGACCCACGAAAAATCAAAAAGATAAGAGAGATTAGGAAGAAGCGTCCAGACGGTCCTACACCTTATGGATTGACGGTTGTTGATGAGTTTGAAGAATACTACATCTACAACGAAAAAGGCGTTTCAAACACTACTTCAGGTGGTATTAAGATTGCTTCAGACACAATCGCATTTTGTCCGTCTGGTATAATTGACCAAAACAAGAATATTGTTTTATCATATTTACACAAAGCAATTAAGCCTGTAAATCAGTTGCGTATGATAGAAGACGCTTCAGTTATTTACAGAATTGCTAGAGCACCTGAAAGAAGAATTTTTAAGATTGATGTAGGTAATTTACCTAAAGCAAAAGCTGAACAATATCTACGAGACGTTATGGCAAGATATAGAAACAAACTTGTTTATGACGCAAGTACAGGTGAAATCAGAGACGATAGAAACTATATGTCTATGTTGGAAGATTTCTGGTTACCAAGTAGAGAAGGTGGTAGAGGTACACAAATTGATACTTTACCAGGTGGTCAGAATTTAGGTGAGATTGCTGACATTGAGTATTTTAGAGCGAAACTATATCGTTCTTTAAACGTTCCTGTGAGTAGATTAGAAGGCTCGCAAGGATTTAATTTAGGCCGTTCAACTGAAATTACAAGAGACGAATTGAAGTTTACAAAATTTGTACAAAGATTAAGAAAGAAATTTACTGAACTCTTTAATGATTTGTTAAAAACTCAATTAGTCTTAAAAGGTGTAATTGCAGAGCAAGAATGGTCTATGTTGAGAGACAACATACAATATAATTTCTTACAAGATGGACATTTTGCAGAATTGAAAGAGTCAGAAATGTTAATGGAAAGATTGAGACTGGCTGATTCAATGAGAGATTATGTTGGTAAGTATTTCTCTGTTGAGTTTGTTAGAAAGAATGTATTAAGACAAACAGATAGAGAAATTGCTGAAATAGATAAACAAATTAAGAAAGAAATTGATGACGGTATTATTGCTATGCCAGACGCAGGCGAATATACTAGAGAAATCAAATAGGAGATAAATTATGTCAGAGAAAATACAAAACTTTATAGACAAGTTAGCGACAGGTGATAATGCAGGTGCTGGTGAGGCATTTAAAGACGCATTAAGAGACAAAGTAGCAACTTCACTTGACGCTGCTAGACAAGATATTGCTGGTAGAATATTCGCAGGTACAGAGCCAGAAGCTCATAGCGACCCTAAACCGGCAGTTATTGACCCTAGTCCTAAAACAGACCAAGTTATGGACACAAAAGGTCAAGAGATAGAATTTACAGATAACGGTAATGAACAACCTACACCTGAAGCCGAGGTTCCAAGTGCAGAGAGTCAGCCAGTTAATCAGTAAAGAGCCGGTAGATACACCGACTTTTAAAAATTTATCACCTCGTCATAAAGATGTGGTGGCCGATTTTTATGATAATTTAGATTATGAATGTAATGATGTTGTAAAAGAAATAGAAACAACAATAGATAAAGTTTCTATGAAACACAATATTGAGACAGATGTAATTTATGATTACATAGAAAAGGAAACAGGAGCATAAAATGGCGTGGGTTACGGTACCAGGTTCAAACAATTTATGGCAGTATGACAATGCTGCTACGGTTAGCGACACTTATCCTGATTCAGCCGATGGTGCAAACTCAACTATTTCAGGTGGTGTTAGAACATACACAGCGCCTGGAACAGGTAAGGTTACAAAAGTTTATATTAAAACAAGAATGACTGGTGAAACGGTTGAACGTGGTGAGTTATCAAAAACTTACTATGACGGACAAGTTTAATGACAATATTTTGGTTTGATAATTTAGACAAAGAGTCTAAATCAATTGCACATAAGACAGATGATAACTTTAAAGTTATAACAAATGTAAAAGGTATTCAATCTGACGGTGGTACAATTGTTGATGTTGCAAAATTAAAGAACGCAACTAGTCAACCAAAAATTAGTATTGCAAATGTTTATTATGAAATATTTGGAACAGGTAGTGTAAAACTATCACTTGGTGGTAAAGAGTTAACTATTAGTGGTAGAGGTAATTATGGAATTAAACCAACAGAAAATAAGTTGGTAGATGAGGCTGAACAAAACGTAGAATTAAAAGCAGATTCAACGGTACCTAAATTTAACATTAGTTTAGAGTGTCATAAAGAATCAGGATTTGAGGTATAACAAATGGCAGATACGGTAACAACACAAACTATAGCTGATACGCAAGGTGTAAAATACGTTGCGAAGTTAACAAACTTTTCAGATGGCACAGGCGAAAGTTTAGTTAAAAAGATAGACGCTTCAGAGTTAACTTTTATGACGGAAGATGGTAATAGAAAGATTGCCAAAATCTGGTATTCAGTTAACGTATCTGATACTAAATCGGCAGTTGAATTGGTGTGGGACGGAGAAACAAATTCAACAGCAGCTATTTTAAGTGGAAATGGTTATTGGGATTTAAGAACAGCCGGCAATGAAATTACAAATAATGCTACAACACCTACTGGTGATGTACTATTATCTACTAAAAACTTTGCTTTAGGCGACAATTATACGATAATTGTTGAGTTTAGGTAGTAATCCCTTATAAATATAAGACAAAGAGAGAGATTAGATGAAACTAATATCAGAAGAAGTTGCTTCGGCAGAATATATTGTAGAAGAAAAGAACGGTAAAAAAGATTACAAAATCCGTGGTGTCTTTTTACAATCTGACATTAAGAATAGAAATGGCAGAATTTACGAGAACGATATTCTATCAAAAGAAGTAAACAGATATAACAGAGAATTTATCCAAAAAAATAGAGCATTCGGTGAACTAGGCCATCCAGATGGTCCTACGGTAAATTTAGAGAGAGTATCACATATGATAACTTCTCTAACGCCAGATGGTAAAAATTTTATGGGTGAAGCCAAGATTATGAACACACCTTACGGTAAGATTGTAAAAGGTCTTATTGATGAAGGCGCTCAATTAGGCGTATCTTCAAGAGGTATGGGTTCCTTGGTTACAAAAGGCGGTGCTAACTATGTAGGTAAAGACTTCTATTTAGCAACGGCGGCTGACATTGTTGCAGACCCAAGCGCTCCAGACGCTTTCGTAGAGGGCATTATGGAAAACAAAGAGTGGATATGGGACAATGGTCAGATTAAGGCAAAGGATATTGAAGAATATAAGAGTTATATAGAGAAAGCAAAAGCAATAAGATTAGCTGAGGCTAAGGCGGAAGTGTTTAAAAACTTTCTTAAAAAGCTCTAATATTATAAATATCTTACAGAGAAATAAAATAAACGTTTATTTTAAAGAATAAGGAGATTTCTAAAATGGCCGAGACAGATAAAGTAGAGGCTCTGGAAACCGTGGCAGAAGCTAGTGCTAACCCACAAGCAGACGCTCCAAAGAAGAACGCTGTAGCGGCTGAACCTTCTCACATTGCAAGTATGAATAATGCAGAGGATTTAGGTGCAGCTGTGGTTAAACCAACAGATTCTAATCCAGACGCAACTAAAAAAGTTAAACAAGTTTCTGGTGACGCTCAACAAAAAAGCCAAGGCGCTGCTGACCCAATGCCGAAGCTAAAAGAGTCCGAAGAAACTGAAGAAGGTTCGGAAGAAATCAAAGAAGGCGAAATGCCAAAAGCTGCTCTTGACGCTTTGAAAAAACATCAAGCTAAGAAAGAAGACAAAGAAGAGAAATCCGAAAAATCCGAAGAAGTTAAGTCTGACGAAAAGAAAGACGAAAAAGAAGAGGGTTACGGAATGACAACTGCTTCAAAATCTTACAAGATGAAAAAAGAAGAAGTTGATGAGCATATGGACGCATTAACAGCCGGTTCAGATGATTTATCCGAAGAATTTAAAACAAAAGCTGCAACCGTATTTGAATCAGCAGTAAACTCTAAAGTTAAAGAGATTGCTGAAACAATGGAAGCAGATTACAACAACAAATTAGAGCAAGAAAGTGCAAAAGCAAAAGAAGAGTTAACTGAAAAAGTTGAT